TGGCCGGCTTGCTGGCCGGCGGGCTGAACATGGTTCCGGTGCAGCGGGCGTGACCTTCGACTACCCCGCCACCGCAGCCACGGCGACCCGCCTGCTGCAGCGGTTCGGCGCGGCAGCCACGATCAAGCGCGTCACCGCGGGCACGTACGACCCGGCGACGGGCACGACCACGCCCAGCACCGCGTCGCTTGCGACCACGGCGGCCGTGTTCGCGTACGACCAGAAATACATCGCCGGCACCCTGATCCTGCAGGGCGACCAGCGCGCCTACCTTGCCCCGGGCCAAGAACCGAAGCAGGGCGACAAGCTCACGTGGCAGAGCCGCGATTACCAAGTCGTCGCGGTCAAGCCGGTGTCGCCCGCTGGCATCCCCGTCCTGTTCGAGGCGCAGCTGCGCGCATGACCACCTTCACGCTGAGCCTAGCCGAGTTCGCCAGGGCGGCGCCGGAGCAGGCGCGCGCCGTCGTGCGCAAGGTCTCCATCGACCTGCTGACGCGCGTCGTGCAGCGCACGCCGGTTGGCAACCCGACCCTGTGGAAGTCAAAGCCTCCAGCCGGCTATGTGGGCGGACGCCTTCGCGCCAACTGGCAGACCACCTTTGGCGCGCCCAGCTTCGCCACAACGGCTGAGCGGGACGCAAGCGGCACCGCCACCATCATGCGCGGCGCCCGGACGATCCAGCGCGCCTACGGCGAGATGGACATCTACATCACGAACAGCCTTCCGTACGCCATCCCGGTCGAATACGGCCACTCGCAGCGGCAAGCCCCGGGCGGCATGGTCCGGATCACTGTGACCGAGTTCCAGACGTTCGTCGACAGCGCTGTGCGGGGCTTGCCAAAGTGAGCAACAAGAAATGCCGGCAGGCCATCGAGGCGCGCATCGCCACATGGGCGGCCGCGCGTTCGCCGGCCCTCACGGTGGCGTGGCAGAACGTGCCGTTCACCGCGCCGGACGGGCTGTACCTCGAGGGCTTCCTCCTGCCTGCAGACACGATCAGCCAAACGCTGGACGGTTCGCATCGCCGCTATCTCGGCCTGTACCAGGTCACGATCCGCGCGCCGATCAATGCAGGCGCCGGCGCGGCTGATTCCGTCATGGATGAGATCGCCGCGCTGTTCCCGGTGAACCTGCGCCTGACCGTCACCGGCCTCACCCTGCAAGTGACCTCCCCCGTTTCCAGTGGCCCCGGCGATCAGGTCGCCGACCGCTTTGTTCTCCCCGTGTCCTTCGGCTACCGCGCCGACACGGTCTAACCACGGCTCCCCGCCGACCGCCCAGCCGCCGAAAGGCGGTTTTTTTATGCCCGCGCGCCGGGCGAACAACACCGAGGTGCTCCCCCATGGCTGTTTCCCTGCCGAATGGTTCCATCGTTTCCATCGCGTCGGGCTACGGCTCGGCCAAGACCATCACCGCCATCTCCAACGCGAACCCGGGGGTTGCCACGTCGGCAGCGCACGGCTTCACGAATGGCGACATCATCGAGGTGACCAGCGGCTGGTCGCGCCTCACCGACAAGATCCTGCGCGTCTCCGCGGCCGCCACCGGCACCTTTGCGCTGGAAGGCATCGACACCAGCCTGACCAGCATCTACGCCTCCGGCGGCGGCGCGGGTACGGCGCGGGAAATCACGGGCTGGACGCAGCTGGCGCAGATCACCAACTCGACCAGCTCGGGCGGCGAACAGCAGTTCCTCACCTACCAGTTCCTCGAGGCCGATGCCGAGAAGCGCATCCCGACCTTCAAGACCGCGGCCGGTGTCGAGTTCGAAGTCGCGGACGACCCCACGCTGCCGGGCTTCATCCTGGCCAAGGCCGCGAACGATGACCGCCTGGCCCGCGCGGTGCGCATCACCCTGCCGAATGGCGGCCTGCTGTACTACAACGCGTACATCTCGCTGTCGACCATCCCGAGCCTGACGGTCAACCAGCTGATGACCAACCAGGTCACGCTGTCGCTGCTGGCCGAGCCGGTGCGGTACGCCTCCTGATGGCTCGCTTCAAGCTGAACCCAGAGCCCACCTTCAAGGCGAAGGTGGGCATCCCCGTGCCGGGCAGTCGTCCGGTCGACGTGCAGTTCACGTTCAAGCATCGGACGCGCGACGAGGTGACCGCCTGGTGTGAGGCCTCGCGCGATTCCGAGGCAGCCGAGTCCATCGAGCAATGCGTCGTTGGGTGGGATCTTGAGGACGAGCTCAACCGCGAGAACATCGAGCGGCTCTGCAACAACTACCCGGGCGCGGGGCTCGCGATCATCGGCGTGTACCTCGACGAGCTGCGGGGCGCCCGCGCAAAAAACTGATCGCGGCCGCGCGGATCCTCTACAGAGGCGATCCGACCGCGGCCGAGCTTCGGTCGCTCGGGCTACTGCCTGACGACGTCGCCGACCAGTACTTGATCGAGACGTGGCCCGACACCGAGGCCGCCGTCCACCTGTTCCTCGACATGTCCACCCAGTGGCGCTCCGGGTTCTCCGGGCGCACCGGGCTGGACTACGCCGCGCTGCCGACCGTGCTCGACCTCCGCGCCATCCCTGCCGCTGATCGCGAACGCCTGTTCGACGACCTGAGGGTGATGGAAATCGAAACCCTGACGTTGCAGGCGAAGGAAGCAAAATGACGCAGTCCATCGCCACGCTCGGCATCGCCGTTACTACCAAAGGCGTGCAGGAAGCCGAGCGCGAGCTGGGCAAGCTGGAAAAGACCGGCGCCAAGGTCGAGCAACAGGTGGGCAAGACCGCCAAGGCGATGCAGAGCACGGCCATGTCGGCCAAGCAACTGCAGGCGGCCACCCGGGGACTGCCTGCGCAGTTCACCGACATCGCCACCTCGCTCGGCTCCGGCCAGCGGCCGCTCCAGGTGCTGCTGCAGCAGGGCGGCCAGCTCAAGGACATGTTCGGCGGCATCGGCCCGGCGTTCCGCGCCATGGGCGGCTATGTCGCCGGCATGATCAACCCGCTCACCGTGGCCACCGGCGTGCTGGTCGGCTTGGGCGCGGCCTGGGTCGCTGCCGAGGAACGCTCGGCCGCGTTCAACAAGGCGCTCATCCTGACCGGCAACTATGCCGCGTCGTCGGCCGACGAACTGGAAAACCTCGCCGCGAAGCTCGACAAGTCGACCAGCGCAACTGCCGGACAGGCGTCCGCAGCGCTGGCGCAGGTCGCGGCCTCCGGCAGGTTCGCGGCCGAACAGCTCGAACTCGTCGGCAAGGCCGCGATCCAGATGGAGGACGCGACCGGGCAGGCGATCGAGGACACGATCAAGCAGTTCGTTGCGCTAAAGGGCGACCCCGTCGAGGCGGTGCTCAAGCTCAATGACACGATGCACTTCCTGACCCGGGAAACGCTCGACCAGATAGAGGCGTTCAAGGATCAGGGCCGCGAGGCGGATGCCGCCGCGCTCGCGATGCAGGCCTACGCCGATGCGATCAATACGCGCACCCCCCAGGTCACGGCAAACCTCGGCCTCTTCGCCAGCCTGTGGCGCGAGCTGAAGAACGCGATCCGCGAGGCGGGCGACGAGGCTGTCAACTCGATCGGCAACATGCAGGGCCATCTCAACGGACTGTTGCAGAGCCGCGTCGCGCTCACCTCCCTGACGGCAATCTCTCCCTTCGTGCCAGGCGTCAGTTCACTGATTACGGCTTCGGGGAAGTCGGGCAAGAACAACGCGGGTTCGCTGGCTTCGGCCGGCGTGGACGCTGGCTTCAACTTCGCACGCAACCAGGTCGACTCCAGCGTCGAGCGCGCGCGCCGCAAGGCGCAGGAAGAGTTCGATCGGCTCGCGCTGTCGAACCTGAGCAAGAAGCAGAAGCTCGAGACCGAGATCAACCAGATCCGCGCGCTCGGGACCAAGGCCGGGCGCACCGACGTCGAGATCGAGAATCAGATCGCCGCGGCGCGCGCCCGGTACGCCGAATCGCTGCCCAAGGGGCGCAAGCCGCCGAAGGGGCCGTCGGACACCAGCATCCAGAACGCGCGCGACCGCTTCAACGACATGGTGGGGAACCTGCAAGCTGAGCTCGAAGGTCCGCTCGAGCGCGTCGAGCAGCAGCACCTCAAGCGCATGCGCGAGATCGAGCAGGCGGCGAAGGCCGGCAAGGTAAGCCACGACGACTTGGCGGCTGCGCTCGCGACCGAAGGCGAAGCCTACAAGCGTGCGTCCGAGGAGGTGCAGCGCCGCTACGACCTCGAGATCGCGGCGCTGTCTGGCCCGATGGCGCAGGAGCAGGAACAGCATGCGCAGAACGTGCGCCGCATCGACCAGCTGACCGAGGAAACCACGGTCACGACCGCGGAATACAACCGGATGCTGGAAGAGGAAGCTAAGCGCCACGCCGAAGCCACCAAGGAAA